CTTCTTCTTTTGCTTTACGCAATTTCATAAGTGTTAAGGCTGCTTCTGCCTTCTCGTAACTAGCCATTATTACTCCTCCATTGTTTTTCCAATGATATAAACCAGAACCCTAGGTTAATATCTAGGTTGGATGGAGTAATACTAAACCCAATAGCAAAACCATAAATCCTGCCATAAACTAGCCAGAACTTCCCGATTTTCTTTTCAACCATTTCGACCTCCATTGTTTGGATTCTTAGTGTACCATAGTAGGGCGGGCAACCGTGGGGCGGAAACTTCAAATGACGGTGACGGCATATGTCTGATTCCAACTCCCTGAACCACCATTAAATTTTATGGGGGGTAGGGGGGCGTTTCTTAAAATCTGATTCAGGCAGCATTTAAGAAACCCGTGTGGTATCGTATCCGTATGACAAAATTTATAGACGAAACAGAAAACTATTTCATCATGGACGAGGTATATTTATACCGTTGCTGTGATGAAACCCAATTTATCCATATCTGCCGTGTATGCAACGAAAGAATGGGTTGCTACTATTGTGAATTCGACCCATATGGTCCACATGGTTGTGATACAGTATGACTATGAATCAATTACCTAAGCATATTTCCTATTCCAGTCTAACCACTTGGCAAGAGTGTGGCTGGAAGTACTACCTACAAAAAGTCGAAGGCGTGCAAGAAGCCCATGCAGTGTGGTTTACTGGTGGCTCCGCAGTGCATAAGGCTACCGAAAACTATGACAATGCAGGTCAGATAACTGTTGACTCCGCATACCTTGATACTGTCTGGAATGATGCTTGGTTCAACCAAGTAAAAGAAGACGAAGAGATCAACGGCGACATGAGCACTTGGCAGTTTGCTAAGAAGGAAGACATGTCGTGGTGGTATGGCGAAGGTCGTTGGATGCTAGAGAACTGGGCTAAGTTTCGCATGAACGGCTGGTCAGTCTATGAAGACTTCGTTGAAAAAGAGTATGAGATTGAAATTGACGATGCCACAGTCAAGATGGCTATTGACCGCGTGATGGTGGATTTCGAGGGGAATCGGGTACTCCTCGACATCAAGACTGGTGCGTCATCCCAAAGGCATCCCTTGCAACTCGCTGTCTATGCGTGGGCACTTGAGAAGCAAGGTATCTCTGTCGATAAGGCAGGCTTTTGGGATGCACGCACTGGTTATGTTTCATTATGGAATCTAACCAATTTGCACTCAGAACGAGTAGAAGACATACTCAACACCTTTGACAAGGCACGCAAGGAGACAATCTTCTTACCTAACTTGTCTAACTGTGGTCGATGTGGCATCACATCTTCCTGTAAATTTGTTAATGGACACGCTAGTTAGCGATATAGTGCCTATCATTAGGTCGCTAGATGATGCGATAGATGTATGGGACAACATAGGGTTCAAACTCGAACATGAATGAGGGGGAAAGAAATGACTGGTAACTTCCAAGTCAGTAGCAAACTCAACGATGGACGTATTTTCGTCGTTGCATCAGAAACCTACGCAGCATTTTGCGAGGCTCTAGAACAAGCCGTAGGCATTGAGGAGTCACAAGAACTCCTTAAGGTCATGGCACAATCACTAGCAGGTGCTCCACAGAGTGCATCACAGGCAGTGGAGAACATCCGTTCTGCATATCCTAATGCACAAGTTGACCATACTGCACATCCAACACAAACTACTGGTAACACCATGGGACCAGAAGCCAAGAAGTGTCACCATGGTATTATGACTAAGCGACAGGGTTCAGGGGCTAAGGGACCTTGGAAGGGCTATATGTGCCCATCTCCAAAGGGAACTCCAGACCAGTGTGAGCCAGTCTTTATTCGTCGTAACGATGCAGAATGGAATACTTTCTAAACAATGAGAACACTTGCCCGCGCCGTAGGTAGCAAAGACATAGGTGGCGAACCGCTACCAACTGTCTTTCGCACCTTTGAACTAAACAAAGTCGTGTTTCGCCGTGCCGAAATATCGATGATTGCTGGTACACCTGGTGCTGGCAAGTCTTCCGTTGCTCTAGCAATAGCATTGAAGGCAAAGGTTCCAACACTATATGTCAGTGCTGATACCAATGCGCATACAATGGCTATGCGATTACTCTCAATGATAACTGGCAAGACTCAATCTGATGTAGAAGTTTTACTTGAGACTGAGGTTGCTACTTCAAGAAAAGTAATTAACGACCATGCGCAGCACATCTTTTGGTCTTTTGATTCTAGTCCTACGCTAGATGATCTAGACCAAGAGGTTGCTGCGTTTGAAGAACTATGGGGATGTTCACCTACTCTTATCGTTATCGATAACCTTATGGATATCGCTAATGATGGCGGAGAAGAGTTTGCAAATATGCGCTCTACTCTGAAAGAACTCAAGTACCTCGCAAGAGATACTAACGCTGCTGTCTTAGTACTCCATCATACCAAGGAGTCCTACGTAGGTACACCATGTCAACCTCGCTCTGCTTTGCGGGGTATGGTCGCACAGTTACCTGCGCTTATCTGTACAGTTGGTACTGATGCTCCTGGCTTTATCGCCGTAGCACCAGTGAAGAACCGTTATGGTAAGGCAGACCCATCAGGCAACACTGCCTTTTGGTTGAACTTTAACCCCGAATACATGGATGTTTCTGACATCGCTGAGAGGTTAAAATGAGTATCATCGACCCTATCGTACCTCACCCTGACTGGGGCAATCCTTTTCCAAGTGTTGACCCTGATGAGTGGGAAGATGACGATGAGTAAAGATATAAACCAATTAAAGCCAGATTATACAAGGGCGATGGACATACGTGGTGAACCTACCACTGTGTGCATCTGTGGATGTTACATTTGGAATCTCAAGGTATCGTTCGATCAAGATGGTACTATTGGGATGTATTTCAGAGATATGGAGTGTGTTGACTGTGGAACGCAGGCAACCGCACCAATTGAGGAGTAAAAATGAAACTAACAACATACGCTTGGATTATGGCTGCTGTAGTCTTTGTGGGAACTTTGCCTCACGCTGTGGGTGCGATGTTTTTGAAGACGCAAACAGTTATAGTAGAAAAGTGTACAAATCCAGTCATCTTTGTATCTATATCAGAGATGAAAGAAATGGCTAAGCAAATCGCTAGAGGAAAAGTTTTAGCGATATACAAAAGTAATCATGAGTGGAAGGCATTGTTTACTTTATGGAACAGGGAGTCTCGCTGGGATTACACAGCAAACAACCCTCATTCCTCTGCTTATGGAATACCTCAAATGCTCAACATGCCAGAGGATACTCCAATGATTAAGCAGATTGATTTAGGTCTCAAATATATCGCCCACCGTTACGGTAGTCCATCAAAGGCTTTGGCCTTTCATAACCAAAACGGCTGGTACTAATCATGGGTGGTCGCGCAGCAAAGGCTAAAGGTGCGGGAGCAGAGCGAGATGTAGTAAAATACCTCAAGCAATGGTTTCCGTATGTAGACAGGCGTTTAGCAGGTGCGACCCTTGATAAGGGTGACATCTCAGGTATTCCTGGTGTTACTATAGAGATAAAGAACCATGCTAAGATGGACTTAGCAGGTTGGGTAGAAGAGTTGATAGTCGAGATGACTAACGATAAGGCTTGGACAGGCGTAGTTGTGCACAAGAGGAAAGGCAAGGGGAATCCTGGAGACTGGTACGCAACTATGCCTGTACATGTATGGATAGAACTCTTAAGGAAGGTGTTAGACAAGTGAACGATGAGAACCCGAACATCACCGCGATATTAGAGCACTATGGTGCTACAGTTCCGACCAGAAGTGGTTGGGCTAAGATGAAGTGTCCGTTTCATAATGATTCACACGCATCAGCAGCAGTAAATCTGCAAGACAATCTTTTCAAATGCCACGGCTGTCAATACAAGGGCAGTGGGTACAAGATCATTATGGATAAAGAGGGGGTAGGTTTTCGTGAAGCAATCAGCATCGCAGAAGGAATCCTTAACCAAAGCGGCCAAGTACTACCACGCCGCATTGGGCGAGGCGGAAGAGTATCTGGCAGGTCGCGGAATAACCATGGAGCAAGCGACAGTCGCGCGCTTGGGCGTCGTGTTAGAGCCGTTAACGGGTCATGAAGCCTATCTCAATCGCTTGGCGATTCCATACATCACTCGTTCAGGGGTGGTTGACTTGCGATTCCGTTCGATGGACCTCTCTGAGCCCAAGTATATGGGAATGGCTGGGGCCACGACGCATCTATATAACGTTGGGGCGTTCTTCAAAGCCACCTCATATATTTCTATCTGCGAGGGTGAGATTGATACCATCACGCTTGATACTGTTTGCGGTATACCTTCGGTGGGGGTCCCTGGAGTCAACAACTGGAAGAAGCACTACACCAGACTCCTACAAGACTTCGACAAAGTATTTCTATTTGCTGATGGGGATAATGCTGGCACTGATTTCGGCAAGTCTCTTTCTCGTGAATTAGGTAATCTTGTCGTAGTGCAAATGCCAGAAGGTGAAGATGTGAACTCTATGTATCGTCTGCATGGTGCAGAATACTTTAAGCACAAGATTGAGAGCGTACAGTAATGTTAATCCCAGTAGACGGACACTTTGAGTGTTCAGAATCCAATTGTACCTTTAGTACTTGCGACCTCTATGAGTTCATGGAGCACTGTGGTGTTGAGTATGAGTGGGGTGTGCGCCTTAATAAGCGGTACACATTCGACCTATTTAAGTTTCTAAATATACTCAACGACCTTACCAATGTAGGCGATTTAGATGGGATGTATGACCACATACAGTCAGCAACCTTGTTGTTGATTAACGCAAGTGGTGATGAATTAGAAGACTTTATTGAGGAAAGTGTAGTACAATCAGAGATGTCAGAAGTACTAGAAGGAATCGAAAGGTTGCTAAAAGAAAATGGATAAGGCTGAACTTAAAGAACTCATTTGGAAAGAACAAGCAGTAGACCAGTTTGATCTAGATGTGTATGAGATTGTTGATGAACTGTATATGTTACTGCTGAGTAAGCATAATGACTATGGTCCACTTAACATAGCCCAATCTCCTGGTGGTCCTCTCAATGGGCTGCGTGTAAGGATGTGGGATAAGATTGCTCGCATCAACCATCTGATTGACAATGGTGGGGAAGCGCAGCATGAACCGCTTGAGGATTCTTACAAAGACCTAGCAAACTATGCTATCATTGCACTAATGGTACTGAGAGGAAAATGGCCAACAGAATGAAAGTTTTTGGACCTTACAAAGGCAGTAAACAAAACGGTGGACGCCCAAT